CCGCCCGCCCGCGGCCCCCACCCTTGCCCCCCGCGCCAGGCACCCCTTGCGGGCCAGCCACACCATTCAAACCCGGAGACCCCTGAGGACCAACAGGCCCAACCAGCCCAACAGAACCATCAACACCAGCCGGCCCCTGCGGCCCCTGCGGGCCACGCACACCAGCCGGACCCGGCACACCCTGCACACTCCGCTCAACACGCTGAGCATCCACACACAAACCAGACTGGTGAAGACGCACCGACTCCCGTCCACCCTGGGCACACGCCTGCTTCACACGGGCAGCCAACCCTTTAGCGGCTGCACCATTCGACTGGGCTCGAGTCTGCTCCGAATCCCTCTGGGAAGCCACAGACCCATACCGTAAAGCACCCCCAGCCATCGCCACCAACAACACAAGCGACAGGAACAGCAAGATCAGGGAAGCCTTCTCAAACGAGCGGCGCTGCCGCTTCTCCTCCTCCAACTCCCTCACAATTCACCCCCCACCGCCATCAACAGTATCCTTCAAAAACTCGGGCAAATCAGGCATCTTCACAGGCTCAACATCATCCGGCAGATTCGCGTTATAGCGGTGAACAATATGGCGAATATTCCACGTGTACTCTTCCATCGCATCAACCTGCGCAGACAACTGCCTCAACCGCTTCTTCGACCTGTAAGTAACCGCCTGAACAGAACCCAAAACCGTGGCGATAGCGGTACAAAGAGAGGCCACAAGCGTAGGTGTAAACCATGACACTACAGCCCCCTACCACTACAACCACCACAACACGTCACATACCCGCAAGCCGCGCATTACACGCCGACAGCAATCCAGTTAGCAACCGCAGGCACACCATTCGGCTTCGAACCATCATTCGTAATAAACGCCAAACCAAAATTTTTCTCAGTAACATTGTATGCTTTCACATCAATCTGTGTCGTGCCCCCAGCCGCCGTGCCCATAGACGCCACCACAACAGGCGGACTAGTGAACTGGCGCTCAAACGGGATCGTGTAAGCATACACATTCGAACCACCAAACGTGATAGACTTCCTGCCCGTCTCAACCCGGGGTGACAGGAGCATCCACTCGCCCGAATGGTTAGCCCACACAGCCCCCGAAGGCACCATCACACGATCCCCCTCCATCGGGGTAGGATCACACGCAGCAGACTCGCCAAACGCAACCCTCGCCGCTATAGCACGCCTATCCAGCTGCTGCTGCAACCCGTTAGACGACACCACCAAAGTCGCCAACAACTGCTGATGGAACACGCCAGGCTCGGCACGCAACACATCCCGGGCACGCTCCGCACGCCCCCCAGGAACAATCTCCAACTTGGCCGTGTTCTGCTCCCAATCCCGAGACAACACCACATAGTCGTATCGCGTCTCACCAGGACCCGGCAGCTGGCCTGTCACCGTCTCAACACTACTAGACGTACACATCACCCCGTGAGCCCACGCCTGCCCCGGCAACACCTCACACAACACTGTGGCACCCTGAACAGTAGTGCCCACACGAAAATCGTCAGGCCCCTTAACCGAAGGCATATTACCCATCAGACCAGACATTTGAGCCCAATCATACTCGGTCAACACACCATCAAACCCTTTACACACAATACCCACAACAAACCCCCATCATTCTAGAATTTTTGCAAATCCCGCACACCCGCAGCCAAACCAGCCACACGCCGTGCTAGCAACGCCGACGGATTATCCTCATAATCCCCCGCAACCGGTGTCACCTTCGTCCAACCATCACCAGGCGAATCACACTCCACATCAATCTGCCGAACAATCTCCGCAATAGGGCCAGAACCCACATCCACATAGATAAGATCACCCGGCATCAGGCGGCCTGGCCCAAACCGCAACACATCCGACTCAGCCAACTCAATCTTAAACCCCGACGTAGCCCCCGACTCGGACAACACCCGCTCAGCCTCATCGATCAGATGCACATGCTCAGAATCCGTGTTACGGGCATCCTTAAACACCTCGACACGATCAAACCAGTCATCCTCGGCCATCGAATCAACATCCTCACAAAACAGCCGATCCTTACCCTCGCCGCGGCCACCAACCACCACCGAAGTAGCCTTCGGGGCGTCACGCACATACTCCCACGACACAATCGAACCAGACTCGGCAGTCAACACATGCTTCCGTGTCACAGCAGGCACACAATCAAACACCAAACCCCGCTGATCAAACTTCGCATTCTCAAACTGGTTCACCGAAACAGTCATCCGAGCCCACGACAACACCGGCAACAACTTATCGGCAAACACGTGAAACCGCACCTGAAAATCCTTAATATAGCGGCCACGACTCTCATCATCGTTCATAAACAAACCAGGCGGAAAACGCCAAGCATTATCCCCCAACACCTGCTTAGCCACCGACTCAGCCGCACCCGAATAGTGGGCATAATCCCTGTCGGCACGCCACTCCATACCAACCAAACCAGGACGATAATTCACAGGCCACATCAACATACGCCACAACAAGCGAATATCATCCTCACACGTGATAGTCACACGCGAAGAACGCCACGGACCCACACCATGAACCTTACGCACAGGCCCCGAAAAAATCTGGCCGCCACCATAATCAACAACCAGCCGTGCACCCGGCTTAGTCAACCCGTCAAGCCTAGAATGATCACCCGACACCACCAACTCCAGCGTCGATAAACCATTCCACTTCAACGACAATTTCAACGACTCAAAAAAATTGATAGGCGCCACACGGCGATAATCCGGCGTAAACAATGTTATCTGCGGAACAAGACCAGCCATCAACTATTCACCAAGCCCTCAAAAACCTGTACTGCACCGACACAACAATGGCACCCAAACCAACCATCTCAATATTCACACTCCGAGAACCGCCAGGCGGGATAGGCGCAAACTCCCACTCTGTCAAACGATCCATCACATCCTCAAACCCATCCAACAAAGCAGACTGCTGGCGAGGATCCGTATCAATAGTGATCCACTCACCCTCCTCTACCGGATAATCAGAAGACACACGCAAACCATCAATCTGCACAGACCACGACTCCAACGGGCCCTCCACACGAATCACAGGCCACGCAGGCACATCACCCTTATTCGACAGGTTATCCCAGCCAGAACCAACGCCAGGCGTCAACACCACAGGAAACGCCGTGCCATCCTTGCCGACAGGGCCGCCACCCAACCAATCCTGCAACTTAGCGTTACTGAAACGAAACTTCTGCTCATCCCCATACCAAAACGGGTCATAGGCCGTTAAATGCAACAGATAGCGGGCATAACCCCTGTTCACCGGATCAACCGTAAACGTGTCATCCACAGAATCAAACCGGCATTTTAGCACACGCTCACGGCCGGCAGGAGTCTTCACAGACAACTCCCCCTCCCCGCCCGGGGGAAACGCAGACCACAACGCGTCATAGGCTTTCAAAAAACCGTCACGAAACCCGCCGTCCGGATCCGGGTCAACACCCGACACCAACACAGGCAATGTCACCTCGCGAGGCTTCACATTAAACCCGCGCCACTCCGAGCCGTGCACCCCAACATGAGTTTGAGAAAAATGCTCAACCTCGGGAACACCCAAACCGCGCAACGAATCATTCAACAACATGACAGGCGACGCACCCGTATAATCCGTCAAATGAAGCACACGCTCCGGATCATTACCAATCAACGGCAACATAGACCAAGTAACAGTCAAACCGGCACGATCAGACGGGTCAGGAATAAACATGAACCACACCCCCCAATCACACGTAAGCCAACGCGTTCAAAGCGTCACGCTGCTGCCGCTCAATCCGCTTCGCAAACTCGTTCGGATCCCCATACGTGGGTCCATTCACATTCACCACAACACTCTTCTCGCTCATCCGCTGATACCTGCCATACGGGGTAAACGAGCCAACAGACGATCGCACACCAAACCGGGCATCAACAGCATCCGGCAGCTGGCCAGCCATATCAGACATAGCATCCAACGCCAAACCCGCATTCCCGGTGATCCCCTCAGCCAAACCGGCAACAACCTGGCGACCAACCTGGTCACGAAACACCCTAGACGGGGAATGAATACCCAACACCGACTTCGCCGCATTAGCAACCTGAGAACCCATGTTACGCACAGTGTCCAACAAACCACTCATAGCATTCCGGATACCATTACCAAAACCAGACACCACATCACGGCCAGCCGACACCAACAAAGACCCCATATTGCCAAGCGCACGCCTAATATTACCGGGCAGATTCCTGAAAAAACCCAGCACACCATGCACACCACTAGACACAGCCGAGCCCATAGCATGCATAGCAGAAGATGCCGCACTCCGGGCACCATTAAACCCGCGCACAGCACCGCTACGAACCCTAGAAGCCATCGAACCGAAAAACCCGCCAACAGCAGACGCCACCGAAGACACAACACTCCGGATAGCATTCATCGCAGAAGACACAGCGCCACGGGCCGCGTTAAACCCAGACCTGACATGGCTAGCCACCGACGAACCAAGCCGCGCAAAAAACCCCACAACCGCGTTCACACCGCCAGAAATCACCGACTTGAAACCGTTAATAAACGCAGACGTAAACGCCCTAATATGATTCCAGCCAGCCTGAATAACCGAACCCATACGCGCCAAACCCGACACACAATGAGCCACAACCCATCCAAGAACACGGGCAACAGCCCCAATAATCCGGGCGACAGCAGACACCACAGCGCCAAGAATACGGGCAACAAACCCGATCACAGCTGCCACAATCGGCATCACAACCGGAATAATACGGGCCACCACCTGCAACACAACCGAAACAACCTGCACAACCACACGCATAACAGACATGATGACTGGTATCAGCGACCGGATCAGGCCGATGATAGGCGGCAGCACAGACATGACAGCACCCAAAATCTGTTGAATCACAGGCATTAAAACAGGCACCAACTGCATGATCACGCCAACAACCTGCCGTATCACAGCCACAACAGCCTGCAGCACCGGCATCAACGCCGGCAACAACATTGCAGCAACCTGTGTCACCGCACCAATAATCTGCGTGATCACAGGCACCAGCCGGGCGACAAGCATACTAATCAAAGGCACAATCTGGGCAGCCAAACCAGCAACCAAACCGATAATCTGGCCGAACACTGGCGCCAACTGGGCCACAACACCAGCAACCACACCAAACAGGGGCTGAATAGCGGCCATGATCTGGCCCAACGCCTGACCAACCACAGCCACAAGCTGCACCACAGAGGCACGAAACTGGGCATTCGTAGCAAACATGGCAGCAAACAAGCCGATCACAATACCAACAGGGCCCCCCAGGGCACGAAACACGCCGCCAAGCCCCCCAGCGGCACCCTTCAAAGCACCAAACGACGGCAACAAATTCTTCAACGCCACCGCCAACGGGGCAAACCCTGCAACAAGCTTCCCCACACCGGCAGCAACAATACCAAACACTGCGGTGCCGCCAGCAAACATGGCACCCAAATTCACTTTAGGGACAGGCAAATGCATTCTCGCAAAAATGCCCTTCAACTGCTCCGCCTTGGCGCGCATCTGTGCATTCATTCTTGTGATCATAGCCGGCATCCGGTTAATCCATGCTAAAATAGACGGCATCATACGCTGAATCCCCTGATCCACCGACGCAAACAGGGGCTTCACAGAATCCGTCACCGACTTGATCACCGGATTCAACGCAACAAAAATCTGCCGCAGGCCGTTAAGAAACGGCGCCATAGCCGTAGCACCAAGATAACCCAGGGCGCCCTTAACATTCTTCATAGCGCCCTCAAACGTCTGACCAGACGCCTGCGCAGCACCACCCATGCCAAGCTTCATCGCAGCCGCAAACGTGGCAAAATCAATCTGCCCCTTCGACACCATCTGCGACACCTCAGCAGACGTTTTACCCGTCTGCCTGGCAAGCAAAGACAGCACAGGAACACCCGCCATAGTAAGCTGCAACATGTCATCGCCCTGCAACTTACCGCGAGCCATCACAGACGTAAAAATAGCGCCCGTATCTTGAAACGATTTACCTGAAATATAAGACACATCGGCGACAGTCTTCAACACATCAGTCATCTGCCCGCCAGACTTAACACCCGAAGCAGACAAAGCCGCGGCAGTAGAAGCAGCATCACCCAACGCATACGACGTACCAGTAACAGCCTCAATAGCCGAATTCATAATCGAAGACGTGTCAGACGACGTATGACCCAAACCAGTCAGTTTAGCCTGCGCCTCATCAATAGCCATAGCGCGAGCAATACCGCCACCAATAGTCACATCATAGATAGACTTGAGGCCCTTCTTGGCAACATTGATGGCACCCATCATTGCGGCGCCACCCAAAGCCAACTTCATCCCGCTAGCAAAAAGACTACCAGAACGCTGACCCTCAGCCGGCATAACACCCGACAACTGTTTACCAACATCCGATTTCAAACCAGGCATCTTCGTATACAACGACACGTATGCGGAAGCAATCTCACCAGACATCTAAACATTCACCCCAACACATCAATCTCGCGAGACACCCCGCCGGCGGCACGAACACGCGCCAAAATATCATCCACCTGCCCAGACGTAAACCTTGCCCTACGCTCATCCGTAGGCCTCGCCACAGGCTCAGGCTGCCCCTCACTATTAGCAGACCTGTAATGATCCAACATGTCCAACACAGCCCACTCCGACCACTCAAACGGGCGCTGCCAACCATTCAGGTGGGCCGCCAACTGGCTAGACGTGTCAGTATACAACACGCCAGCCAGCCGGACAGCCTCACCGTAACACATTACAGGGCCACCAACATCATAAACCGAGCAACCGAACCGGGTCCTCCAATCATATTCGATGGCCCCACGATAATCATCAATCAGGCCGTGGAGCCAAACTATTCCCCCAGCGAGGCACCCTTACCGTCCGGCTTCCACTCCATCCACTCACGGAAAATCTCGGCAACACGAACCATAGGAAGCCCCTCCAAAGCCTCCACAGCATCCGCTGGGGCGGCAGCCTCCAACATCGAAAACATCACCTCAACCTGGGCGAAATCCGCAGACTCCCCCGACTGGGCAATCTTAGCTGCACGGCGAAACACGCGGGCAGGAACAGCCTGAGCCGTCTCCTCCGCATCCGCCAACACCCAGCTACGGTCACCAATCTTCAACGTGTAACCTGTGTCACTCATCTATCAACAATCCCTAAAATCGTGTATCAGTTCTCAGACGGCGGATTCGGATCCGGCTGAGGCTTCGGAGAAGGAGGAGTATCAGCTTTTAAAGCCGTCATCCACCCCCGACCCGACACCGCATTACCAGTCTTATTAATCTGGGCAGGATACGCCTTCAACGTCACACCATACCCGTACACTTCGCCATTCTTACCCTTAATCTCGTCACGATCAATGAGCTCAACCTCAGGGAAATAGTAGCGAATAACCTGATCGCCATCAACAATATCCATCAGTAAAGCGTGCACGCCAGTGGTGGCACCCGGAGAAATATCGAACGAACCCGAATCGGATCCGGCAGTAACCTTCGACTGCCAAAACAGTTCGATAACCTCCTTCTTAGACTCGATCAGCTGGAAAGAAATCTCGATAGAAGACTCGGTAGCAACCGTGCGAACAACATCCGCATTCTGCCAAGCCTTCAAATCATCCGTTTTACGCTCAGGCTTAATCTTAAACCCGTCATCCGACAGATACCCTAAAGCGGTAAGCCCGGAAGGAACCGGCTCCACACCCTTAATAGTGTCACCGGCGTGCGCGTCACCAATATAAACGTCACCCGTAACAGCAGAGCGAACATTAGACGCTTTACGTGTTGCAGCCATCACAACCCCCATTAAATATCAAACAATTACATTAAAACAAAAACAACGATACGCTTACTCGGATTCGGCAGGCCGACACACCAGCTCAAAAAGCGAATACACATCAAAACGTGCACCATCCACCAAAAGATCAGGACCCGTCGAACGCCTACAAAACACCACCGGGCCGCCATCAACCCCATCCGCAAGAACAGCCTCGACACGACGCGCCAGAGACATAGCCCTATCAGGAGTATCCGAGAAAACATTCACGCGCAAAAAAACACGCTCACGAACATGCAACTGTGGGCCACCATCCAACGCCAACCAGATAAGGTCACCGCTGAAATCCTCAGGCACCGTCCCAGTACACGGTATACCGGACAGCCAGCCATCATCCGCCAACACACGTTTAGCCCACTTCCTGGGGTCATCGTAGACGATCACGACGCAGCCCCAATCGACCTCGCCAACGTGCCATGCTTCGCCTCAATACGCTTCCCACCCTTATAGGTGGTGCCAATCCTTGCCACAGCCTCCACACGGTGAACCTGCACCTCCGACGAAAGACCTCCACGATACTGGGCCTTATCGAAAGCGTTCCCGCCCACATTAGCCGAGGCGGCACGCCTAACCCGCTCGCCACGCTCCGCAAGCATCGACTGCACCCCAGAAGACTTCAACACCTCACGAATACCCGGCAAGTTCAGCTTCACATTCACATCCTGAGCCACAATCTATCAGCCCTTCTTGCGCTTCACATTGATCTGCGTACCAGCATCCCAGCCAGACATCGGATGATGCCACACGATAGGAGACCCGTCAGCCTCCCACACAACACCCCGAATACGCCACCGGCAACGATAATCAGCACCCCCAACAGGCTGCTTGAACAGCATCGACCAATGCTCATAATCCGAGTCACGGCCGGCCGCCTCATCCTCCTGCGACAAAGAAGAATAGACGGCCACGTTATGGTACACGGTTTCTACAGGATGTCTCCAATCCTCAACCTTGTCGCCAAGATCATCGACACGAACAGTCGGCTGAAGCATCACAACCGTTTCACCGTAAGGAAAACTGGTCATATCATATCTCCCACAAAGGGCCAGCGTAGCCGTTAATATTCGACCCGCACGAGCAACCCTCACCCCACACCGTGGAACACACCTCAGAATGCACACATCTACCATTCATGGTCGGTGTAATAGTGAACGCTTTACCAGCCCCACCATCACCCTCACACAACTTCTTCAACGCAGCAATCTCAGAAGGCCACAACAAATTAGTGGGAGTATTAGACCTTGTAGTCTGGGCGAAAGGACCCGCAGACTCATACTGCACCTGACCAGAAACCCCGGTATCATTCCAGCGCAGCAAAGCCCTACGTAGAATAGCCTTAGCGGCATCCTTGTATTTGAAATCCGGTTTAGCGATACAGGGGGCGACACTGACAGCCACAGCCTCCACATCGGCGATCATCGCCTCAAGCTTCCCGTCAGGAATATCGGCGAAAGGCTCAATATCCTCAGGCTTCAAAATGATACCCATCAACACCACCCCCTGCACATAGAAAACATCACCGCTACAATAAATCAGTTCCCAGCCGGCGGATTCGGCTTCGGGGCAGCCTTCTTCTTCACAACAGCAAACGAATCAAGCGACTCGATAGCCACATACAGGACAGCCTCAGCACGAACCATAACCTCATTATGGCCCTTCAAATCGCGGCCAGTCTGATCCGGGTCACCATACTCGATGATCTCGATCGGGAAATTACGCTGGAAGCCCCAGTGGACCGCAGAGAAATCACCCGCAATAGCCAAAACACCGGAGCCGCCATCAGCAATCTCCGGAACACCGGAAACAGTAGACGAGGCACCGACCTGCAGTCCACGCCAGCTATCAAGCCCGGAAAGGCCAGCATTCGGGTACATTGGCTGCCCAGCAAGCGGCGAGCCCTTCGGATACACCTCAGTAGATACGGCAAACGAGAACGCCGGATCCAAGGCGACCCCGTTAGGAACCTGCAAACCTGCAGCAGTAATCAGACCGACAGCCTTAATCAGATCAGCAGTAGCAGAATCCGTGGCCTCAACCGTGTTATTCGTCTTATCAAGCGAAGTCTTCACAGCAGCCGCAGGCTTACCCGTAGCCGGATCAACACCATGGAAAGCGATCAGATCAACCGCGCGACCAATCGAAGCACCCAGAGCCGGAGAAATAAGATCCTGAAGAACACCAATACGATAATCATTATCGGCCCACAGGAACTCATCCGAGACACGCTGCTGAGTCACAACCTTGATCGGCTGGGCCGTAAACCCAGAAATGCTAGAGCCGGCGGAAGGCTTCACCTCATCCTCGCCCACAATCTTCGCACGGGGCACACCCGAGAAAGTAACACCCTTAACCGGCCCGAAAATAGTAGGCTGTTCCGGCGAAAGCTTCGCCAAAACACCCGCATCGATAGCACGATTCTTCACAATGCTCACAAAAGAGCCAGGAAGATCGATCTTTCCTGTATTAATTACATTGTCAGCCATTCTAAATTCATCTCCTCGAATTCGTTACTAAAGCATCGGCAAAAGAAATGTTTTCTTGATGCTTTGTATCATTGACAGGGGTGCGCCCTGCAAGACGACGAACACTATGCTCGCCGCGATCAATCAAAGCCTTCAAAGCCTTAGCAGACTCGCTAATGGAATCCTCATCGCCGCCCCGAAGGAAGCCGATAGCCTCATCATCCAAACCATGCTCGGATGCTATCTTGCGACGCAGATTCTCTACCGTGAGAGCATTGAAACGCTCCTCCAACTCACTGTTACGCTGCCGCAGCTCATCGATAGCCGACTGCGAATCATTTCCCGATTCACGCAACTGCCTCAACTCTGCATAGTTGCTTTTAGCACGAGCCTCCCATTTACGGGCCTCAGCTTTCCAATCCGTTCCAGAAGAAGACTCCCCCTTCGAGGACTCCTTCGGCGGCTCCTCTTTCGGAGCCCCCTGCCCTTGTGGCTCTTCCTTCACGGTATCCTCTTCGGCAACAGGCTCAACCTTTCCGGCCCCCTCGCTACTGTTACCTATTTCACTTTGATCAACCATCTTGTTCTTTCTCCTTGCGGATAAACAACATTTACACTCTTTTGTGGAGCACCCCTTGCGGAGACAACCACAAAACCAACAACCACACCGGCTGCTGGAAAAACCATGTTAGCGCATGTCAGAAATGTCACGCATCATCGCCAAAATGTTCACAGGCGACTCAGACAAACCCTTCTCCGCGCACCGTTCGCGAGCCTTCTGATATATGTCCATATACCGCTGGTCAGCCTTTGTACGCTCCCACGGACCCACAACCTCAACCACCGTACACCCGCAACGATCATGATACCGGGCACCCACAGGCCGCTTACCTTTACGACGATGCCTGCCAACATGCCCGGCAGAGATCGCCCGCTCCTTCGTGGTGTAATCGTCACGAGTAGCCAACATTGCACAAAACGCACACGGATCACCATCCGTCACCCTGCGCCACGTGCGGTGCTCCGCACCAGCAGACCACTCTACCGTATCCCGGGCCGCATTCATCACCGCACGCTCCATACCAGACGTCACGCTATTCACGGTATGGTTCGCATCATCCGGGTTATCGCCCACCTTCTTCACCGCAAATGCCGTACGGGCGAATGCGGCCTCAGGAGTGAAATCGTCAACAACGATACGACCTACCTCCGCCCCACACATCCGCCGAAACTCGGACACAAAATCTGCAGCCATACCGGCAGACCCGTCATGGGCGGCACGCTCCAAAGCCACACACAGACGCATATACTGGCCATCCGTGATACGCCCAGCCTGCCACAAACGCCCCAGTTCGGTGTAGTATCCGGCGTATTTCCCAGCAAACCGAATCAAATCCTTTTGGAACGCCGCAGCGAACTCTCTAGTCTCCACCCCGGCAACCATACCAGTCACTCGCTAGTCTGTTTCGAAATAGCACCCGCCAGAGCCGCCAACGGATCCACCGATGTAGCACGATGCTCCATCACAGCCTCAACCTGCGAATCATCCAAACCCAACATCTCCAAAACCGTTCGCGAATCCGCAGGAAGAATACCGGCACCCACAAGCTTCGTCACAGCATCAGCTGTGGCCGCCCGGGTTGGTGTGGAAGCATCACGCCACCGCAACCCCACATCACCGAAAAACTCGGCCCGATCAATACCCGGATCTAACGCCTTAGCAGCTAGATACCCGGTAGACAGCCACCCAAGACCGAAAGAGGTCTGCCTCCGCTCGGCACGCTTAACAAGCCGAGACTCCTCAGCCGCAAGCGCCTCCCCAGACGGCGGATTCGACGTAATAAACCCGAAATAACGCTCCGGCACCGCAGCCTCACCAGCCATCAACTGGGCCAACAAACGAATCTGGTCACTATAAGGGGTAGGACTGTTAACCGGAAACGAACCCACATTCGGGGTATCACCATCATCATCCTTATCTACAGCCCAAATCGACGCCATAGACATCACCCAGCCGGGCTGCGAAAACTCATCCGCCGAAACACCCGTAACCCACCTTTGCGGATAGGCATAGAAATCGCGGTTCACAGACTGGCCCAACAATGTGCGCACAGCCTCATCCGTGTAGGCACGAATCGACCGAGTAATCTCGGACCGGCCATCAACCCGCGATGTGCGGCGCCGATTAACCAAAGGCACCAACGGCACCTCACCCAAAACATTCGGTATACGCCCAGTCTCTACCCAGCGGCCCTTCTGACACACACACTGCACAATCACATCAGGAAGCAGTAGCTCCGCCTCTATAACATCCTCATCCTTGGTAGGCTGCTCCACCAGAGCCGCCTCCAGACGCTGCCCATCAGGACCAAAAACGCCGGTGCAATTCTTCGGGGATTGCGGGCGAACAACAACCCCGCCATCACCATCGGGAACTACCGCAATAAACGACAACCCAAAAATCAAAGCATCAAGATGCGCATCACACGAAGTGGTAGCAAGCCGATTAGCCGCATAAACGGCATCCAAACCATACTGGTCGCCACCAGACCAGCCAAGCCAATCCAGACGCTCCTCCAAAGCATCCACAGCTATACCCGGCCACGACACAACCGTCTGCACCCTTTGCAGCTCCCGCGGAATCGCAACCCCCAGATCGGCCACCCGGTGACTACCCTCATAGTAGCCCTCAATACGGCAATGCCACGAAGACAAGCCGCGAATCCGGTCATGCATACCCTCAATCAGAGCCAACTCATCCAAGTTCATACCACAGACACCCGCTTCCTACCAGACCGTTCACGCCGCTTCGCTTTCGCCATCTTCGCACCAAGATACGCCAGCGACACAGCCTCCAAAGGAACCTCAGAACCATCCTTAAACGTCGAGCCCCAGCCCCAAGCTGAACCCTTACGCTTCTGCACAGCCGACCTCACAGCAAGCTCCAACATGTCACGGCGAGAATCAGCACGAGGATGAGAAACATTCCCAGACCTTACACCTTCCAGGAAGGCTTGACAAGCCTCCACATACACCCCAGTATCGGCAACCACCACGCCACGGCCCGGAACACCACGATCAGTCAAAGCCTTCTGCAAAAGCACAGCACCCGAACCGGCAACCATAATCTTTTCCGTGTCACCCCACCGAACAGCCAGCCAATCAGCCAGTTGGCCTACACCGTCAACAATCGTCCCCGACAGACCATCAATAACCTCAACATGAACACCATCATCAGTTTTACCGGCGCCAGCTAGCGCGACACGATTACCTGATCGCGAAAAAGATATACCGAACACTTTCCCACCAGAAAGCTTCACATCATCAACCGCAGACTGAGCCCACTTATCCGCCGGTATCACAGACGTAGCAGACTGGCCACGATCCCACCAGCCAAGCCTCTCACGAGCAAAACCGGCAGCAGACATCGACTCATGCTCATCCGACACAGTCCCAAAATTCAGACGACGACCCAGCGCAGGATTAGTGTCCCCCGCCAACTTCCGCCACAACCTCGATAGATCATCCGGATCAGACTCGTCAGGAATCGAAAACTCCGTCCACGCAATCCTTTTACCACCCGACAAAGCCTGCCCACGCAAACGCAACACCACAGAACCATCAGCCAAAGGCCCAGGCGGCGTACCCAAAAAAATCTGCTGCGGATCACCCGAAGGAGCCGCCGACACCGTAGGAAGCAAAGCCTCCAACTGCTCATCCGACAACTCCTGAGCCTCATCACACACCAAATCATCAACCGTAAACCCGCGAGCCGAACCACGAGAACGGGCCACAAACTCGACCGAACCCCAACCAGGACAACCACACTTACGCTCAAACGTTGCACAATCCGGATGATGCAACACAATAGCCTCCTGGCCATTCGTTGCACGAATCGTCTTCACCATACGATACAAATCCGGAAACTGCCGCTCATTCTCAAAAAACGAACGCAACCGCATAAACGCCTTACGAGCCGACTTCAACTCGTGAGCAGTATGCAAAATACGACGACCCTGAATAGTCGCCTTAAACAACTCAACAATCTCCAAAATCGCATTCTTGCCATTCTGACGAGGCACAAACACCCCACACACACCAGAAGCAAGCCTGCCATTACCACCGACAGCAAGCCAATCATCCAACACCTGCTGCTGCCACGGATCAGGCGTCAACCCATACGCACGACCCAACTCCCCAGCGTCACCGCCAGCAGTCACCGAATACGCCGCAGCCACACGGTGACGCGGAACCTGAGAACCCACCACCGGAGACATCAAGCCCCCCTACGCTTCCTATACCGATCAATCATAGCAACCGCAGAACCCCCACCACGGCCACCAGACACCACATCAACCGAATACCTATCCAACATGCCCATAAACGCCTTCACATGAGCACGAAGCGAAGCCACCAAATCCGCGCGACCCTCACGCCACACACAATCATGAATCACCGCAGCATCCATGAGAAACAGCCACTCCTCATCAGACACAAACCCGGCACGCGGATCCTCACCCCACACACGCCACCAACGACGCGTCTCCTCACACCACTCACGAGACCCGGGAAGCTCAGGCTGCACAACACCCACCACCAACACAAAAAGTCGACAAACAGACTAATACACAAAAGGGAGGTATTTCACT